ACACAGGCGTTTTGTCTCGAAAGAGCAAAGGCGGTCGAAGTTCTCGTACCCTATGGTCACGCCTTTCTGCATTCCGTTCTCGAAGAGCGCGTCAAGCGTCTGCTCGAAGTCCGACACCGTGAACACACCCTCAAGTTTCACTTCGGGAGCGTCTCGAAGGCATTTGAGCAGGCTCTCCTTGCCGTACTTGACGAGGTGTTCGTTAGCGTCCTTGCACCCCTCGCCATATTCCACGATGCGGCAGCGTTCAGCCCCGAAGCGGCGCAGGAGTTCGTCACGCAGCTGCACCCCTTTCGTGTCGGAGTCGGAGGCGATGTAAATGGTCTGCTTGTCGTCGAAGTACAGCTCCATGTAGTCGTCGAGGTAGGACAGGTTGGCGTTAGCACCGTTGGGGACGCTCACCACGTCGTAGCGTCCGCACTCCGCAAAGGAGAGCGCGTCAATCTCGCCCTCGGTGATGATGCAGTCCTTCTCGCCCCGTATGCCGTCGATGTGGTAGGGCAGCAGCTCCGCGCCGCTGCACAGCTTGAAGCACTTGTCGCCTGTGCGGAACTTGGTGTTGATTAGCTGCCCCTCTCGGTAGTAGTTGAACTGCACCGTGTTTATCTTCCCATTCTTCTGCGGCATCCACTCCTCACCCTCGGTGACGCGGAACGCCTCCAACGTGTCAGCCGATATGCCGCGCCCTGCGAACCACTTCAACAGGCGGTCGGACAGCTGACTGTGTCCCGTCGGCTTGGGCTTCTTGTATTCGGGCTTCTGCTTCTTCAGCGGTCTGGGGTTGTACCACGGCTGACGCTGCATCCACTCCTTCTTCTCCTGCTCATCGTGAACCACGGCGCAACCTGCGTAGCCGCAATAGTGGCAGTTGAACATGCCTGTGTCGAGGTTCACGGACAGGCTCTTGTCGCGCTTGTTCGTGCGCGTCTCATGGCACTGCGGGCAGAACGTCTTGATTTTGCCCGATGTCCTGCCGTAGGGTATCTCTATGCCGTATGCGTGGAAGTCAATCCTGCTCATATCAACACCCACTGGCTGTTAGATGCGTTCCAAGAGTGGCGTTCGGACGGTCGGGGTGGAGCGTCCTGCGGAATTACCGCCTTTCCGCTGCCGTAGGTGCGTTTCCCGTCGGCGGTCAGGTATTCCCCAACGCCGAGGTTTTTGTTGCTTCCTGCGGCACGGGAGGCACTTCCTCGCTGGTTGTCGTAGTTGCCCTCCATTACCTTTATCCAGTTCTTGGGACTGTCGAATATCCAGTCGAAAGACGCGCCTTTCCATTTGCCGCTGCGCCCCGTGAGGAAGTCGGAGGCCTGTACGCGCCCGAACAGCTCGCGGGCGAAGGACATCATCTTCTCCTTGTCGCCGTCGCCCCATTCCTTGAGACGCGCCTTGACCTTGTCGCGCCTTGCATCGGAGAGGCGTAAGACCTTGGGGAGGTCGGCGCATAACTCGTTCCACATCTTGACCACGGCATCACACGGATACTCTACTCTCTTCTTCTCTTGTCTTTTCTCCTCTTCTCTACTCTTCTCTTCTTCGTTATCGTTTGCTATCTCGGTGTTATCGTTTGTTATAACACTGTTATCCGTGTTATCCTCGGCAGGTTTGCCCCACCGCTTCGCCATGCCTCTCTTTCCTGCCTCGGAGCGGCGTTCCGACAACTGGCGAGCCTTGCCCAGCACGCCCATAATGCGTTCCCTGTGCCGCTCGGAGTAGAGTATGCCCCCCTCACATTTGAATAGCCCGACCTTGACGCAGTAGCCGATGATTTCCCGCAAGCGGTCAGGCTCAATATCGAAGTCCGCCGCCAACAGGTCGTTCATCGCCTCAATGTCGATGCACAATTCCTCTGTGTCGGTAAGGACTTCCAGCAGGTAGCACCATACGGCGTACCCGTCATTCTTAAACTTGCGCCGCAAGCCGCGTATCTTCAAGTCATTGCGCATATCAGCGTCGTGGCTGAAAAAGCGTATTCTGTCTCGTGTCAGCATATCCACAGCTCTACATTGTTGCCACTAAACTCTGCCGCAGCCTTTCGTTGCGGGCCTCCCACTTGAACGTGCGCAGCATCCACTGTTTGTAGTTCGACGGAACTTCTTTCAGAGGCACGTCCTTGTACTTCCCGAACGGCATTCGCTCAAGCGGCGGCAGTATGCCGTTATCGACGCGCTGCGTGTCCGCACGGGTAATCTTCCCTATGTCGGTGATAGGTATGCCCGACAATAGCCGTCCTCCGGTCCCGAACATACGCCACAGCTTGCCGTGCTCAAAGGTGATGTCCTCGACGCGCCCGAAACGCTCCACGTTACCGCCGTGGTCGATGATGAGCGCGTCGGTCTTGTCGGGGTCAATGCGCGTGGCGCGTCCGATTATCTGATAGTACAGGGCTATCGAGGCAGTGGATATGCCCAAGATGATGCAGTCGATGCCCGTGTAGTCGAAGCCCGTGGAAAGCACACGGACGTTGAAGATGACCCGTATCTGCCCAGCACGGAAACGGTTGATGATGTCGGCGCGTTCCTTTTTGTTCATCGTGCCGTGTATGACCGCCGAGTGCGGATATATGCTGGCAAGCTGCTCCGCGTCCGCCACCGAGGGAACGAACACGAGGATGTGCCTGCGGTCGGCGTGGGTGTCGAGGGCTGCTATTATGGAGGCCGTGCCGCCGTTGGCGTTGAACGCCGCCTGTACGCTCTCCTCCGTGAACTCCGAGCGGCTGGTGTTATACCGTAGGTGCGAGCTGTCGAACGCTCCCGACTCGTAGCGCAGCGGCGACCAGTAGCCGAGGCGTACCATCTCCTCCACCTGCCCGACGTGAATTATGTCCTTAAAGAAATTGCCCTTCTTGCTCCGCGAGGTGAGCATGACGAGCTTGCTGTAGGTGCGACCCTCTTGGTCGTAGTTCTGTTGAAGTTTCACTGGGGTTGCCGTAATGCCCAGCACGTGCGTTATGCCGCTGTCCTTGAGGAACGTCCCAAGCATACTGTCCGCCTCGCGTGGGTACAGGTGCGCCTCGTCGATGAGCATCTTTGTGAAGCCCATCTCCTTGAATTTCGCCCCAAGGCTCTTGATTGAGCCAATGGTGGCATATGTTATCCAGCCTATCTCCTTTCTTCCGACGGAGGCACTGAATATGGCGGCGTTCATCGCCATGCCGCCGCAAAGTGCCTCGTACTTGGCGTAGTTCTGTTCGAGCAGTTCCTTTGACGGCTGCACAATAAGCAGCTTATCGCGGCACTCGCGGGCGACGAACGCCGTGAGTATGGACTTGCCCCATGCCGTCGGCAGTACGATGAGCGACGGACGGGGCTTGGACTGCTGGAAATAAGCTATCGCCTTGGCTATAGGCTCGGACTGATTTTGTCGCAATGTTATCATGTTCGATTGTAATATAATCACTTATAAGCGACAACGACCTCGTTTCCCTTGCTCAACAGCCGACGCACGTCCTCACGCTTCATCAGCTTTTTGTAGGTGTTCGATGCGAGGCGTACACGGTTGTTCAGACGCAGGTCGTCTTTCGCACCCTGCACCTTGCCGTTGGTAGCTTGTACGTAGAGCAGGAGCATACGCAGGTCGTTGTCGCTGACAGTAATCATCGGTTCGCTAATTATAGTTTCAAAGAATGTTTGGTAATGATATACAGTTCACCCTTATATCCTCTGAGATTCAACTCGTCTGCAAGTTCCTCATCCGAGAACCGTGACAAATCTTTATTCGGGGATGCGCTTTGTATTTGCCTGTCGCAGTCCTTGCAATAGGATTGCAACCCGTCCTTGTGCGCAGAGCAAGCGTTAAACTCCGTTCTTGGCTTGAATTGATGGCATTTCCTACAATATTTGATGCCACCGACCGATTTGTATTTCTTTTTCATTCGGCTGTATTCGTTTATGCAGTCAGTACACCACGATTGCAGCCCGTCGGGAGTGGTGGAGTTTGGATGGTACTCGCTCGCGGGCTTCACCTTTCCGCATCTTCTGCATGTTTTCGTTATTTCTTCCATAGCCATCTATCTCGCGCCTGCTATTTGAGAAGGAAACGACGTGCGCCCTGCTGCTTGGTTATATACTTGGCGTAGGTGTCGGGGTCTGCCGCCTGTAGAGCCTTTGCGTCGAACTTCGCCGACGGCTTCGGGGCTTTCCATGTGGCGAGCGTCTGACCGTCATAGGA